AATGCTTGTCATCTTTGCAAAAGCGAAAAATCTGAAGGATCAAGTTCTCAAATATTAAGAATGAAGAATGAGCTTTCTTTACAGTTAAAAGAATCATATTTTCTTTTGAAGAAAAGAAATGAAGATCTTGCTAACCTTAGAAAAGAACTACCTATCCATAAAGGTGAGTTAAAACAATTAGAAAAAAAATATGTTAGCATTGCTAACATTTGGGATACCCCTGAAAATATTAGGGTTCAGCAAATTTCAATGCGTTTAGGGACGATTGATAAAGAGATTGCAAGGCAGTATGAGAATAAAAAGCTATCCGATGTAATAAATGAGTTGCAAATAGGTAGAGATAATGACCAAGCAGCAAAGGAACGACTTGAGAGTCTTATTGAAACGTTAATAAATAAAGAAGAATCTCGAAAGCTTGATGTCGCTAAAAACGTTGATTTAGTGATGAAAAGATTACTACGGTTAGATTTACCGTTACAACCGGAATTTATAGAGCCTCAGGAAGTACGTTTTGATTTTGTTGAAAATGCTGTGTATGTAAATGGGTCTAAGAATTTTTCAGAAAGTTCGGCAGTAGTTTTAAGGCAACTTTTCCATCTAGCACTTCTAACAACAAGCATTGAAAAAAATTATATGAGATTACCTCGTTTCTTGTTACTTGATGGGATTGACGATGGCGGCATGGAAAAAGATCGTAGTCACAACTTGCAAAAAATAATAGTAGATGAAGCATCAAATTATGAGTTTGAATATCAAATAATTTATGCTACTTCTGAGATTAAACCAGAGTATGAGGGGTCGAAACTAACTGTTGGCCGGTATTTTAGCCCTGAAGCACGTTCATTAAATGTATGATCTCCACTTAATTTAAGTGTAAAGATAAAAGATACTACACATCCAAAATGTTTATAAATGACACCATTTGATGTGTCATTTATCGTACAGTTTTTTTTTGATGCTTAGATCTATAGTGCCTTTACGAATTTAAAAATGTTAATGCAAGCTCTTTTGAAATCCCTCATTACCTTGCATGACTATGCTGCATGAATTTGCATGATCTAATGGAGATGATGGATGCCACGAGCAGCTAGCTCTGACGGGCTTTACATAAGGTCCTGCAAGTGCGTGAAAACCACTTCACAAAGCGGGCAGGCGTGGCGGGGGTACGAGCGCGCGCCTCTACCTTGAATGTTGCCAGTTTTCATAGACAATGCAGATAGTGATTAGAAAAAGGTATTATTAATGATTTCAGGTCAATGGGTTGGGGATTTTAAAGGGGCTGGAGAAGGTTCCTGTGTTATCAACATTGAACCTAGAGATGGGTGGCTTTATTGTTATGCTTATCTGCTAAATATGAAAGGTGACTTACCATCATCATGTACTTATTTTATTATTAATGAGGACACTATTGAATGTAGTTTAGAAAGCCGGCCTGTTCAGGTAATAGACAATAATTACATGGCAGTTCAGCCCCATTTCACGGATGCATATATATCTGAGAATTTCCCTCTTATTACATTTCCTAAATCTGCGAATATCAATTTAAAATTAATAAACGAAGAGTTAATTGCTTATGTGGAAACTGATATTGGAACGAAAATTTATTGTAAGCTGACGAAGCAACACGTTGGTGGATATAAATTAACTGGTCAGGATATGACTTGGGACGAGTTCAAGGAGTATACGTCAAAAGTTAATTATAGAAAGGTTGCATTTAGAGGTCAGGCAGATAATTGGCCGCTTAGGACTTCATTTCATCGTAGCGGAAGGTGCGATGTGCAACTTTATGCAAATAACGATATACCTATGCTTCATCGCCAGCTATCTAGTTTGACATCACATTACTTCAATTTATCTGATTTCCAGCAAAATGGTGCCTTCTTAAACCTTCTTCAACATCATGGCTACCCAACCCCGTTATTAGACTGGAGCTACTCGCCATTTGTAGCAAGTTTTTTTGCGTTCAATAGTCTGAAAGAGAAGGAGTTTATTGAAAGTAATGTTGATAGGAAGGTAAGGATTTATGTTTTTGATGTGGATCTATGGAAGATGCAAAATCAACAATTCTATAACATCTATGATTGCAGAACCCATTTGTCTATAGGTGAGTATATTTCATTAGGTAATAATAGAGCTACCCCTCAACAAGCACTAACCACAATGACAAATACCTATGACATCGAAGGCTATCTTTTTAGATGCGGGGGATATACAGAAAAATATCTTAGAGCATTTGATATATCAGTAAGTGAAACACCTCAAGTAATGCGAGATCTCACATTGATGGGTATCACTTACGGTTCACTTTTCCCCGGATTAGACGGCGCATGTCAGGATTTAAAAAAAATAAATTTCCCACAAGTTAGATACGGATAAAAGAGAAAAAAGCCCGTTTCACGGGCTTTTTTCAGTCTAACTTATACGCTTTGAACTTAATTACTGTTTCACCCAGCCATGCGTTCATCTCCTCAAGACGTTTTTGTAGTGGTAAAAGTTCATTTCGCACGAACACGCGGCTGGCTTTTTCAACGTCGCCAAAGCCGCCTGTGTTGTTTGGCATAATCCCCATCATCTGCGGTGGCAAGCGGTGCGCAGCCATCATGTCGTCACGGCTTACGTTCTTGATATTCAGAAACTCATCCTTAGCCGCCACCTCCGACAGCGGGATAATCTGAATTCCGTCTTTCTTCCTGTTTGGTAAGTACATAAACAGGTTGCGGAAGTTGCCCGGCCCTTTGGCGCTTTTCATCGCATGGCGGATATTGTTCACGTCTTCCTGATTTTGCGCCGCGTCGGTCATGTACATGATGAAACCGGCGTGGCTGCCGTTAAGGTAGTATTTGCGACGGAACAGCGTTGCCGACTCGTTTAACAGGGTGGACGGGATCGCCGAAAGGTATTCCGGCAGGCCGTAAACCTCCTTATTCAAATCCGGCTCCATCAGGTGAAACACGCTGCCTTTGGTGAACTCGTAAGGCTGCGTGTTCATGCCATACTGCACGAACCAGTAGACGTCTAAATCGGTGCCGCGACGGGTGAATTTTGCCAGTGCCGGCTCAAGCGCCAAAACGCCACCGAGCCTCTTTGTACGCTTCTCCAGATCGGCGTGGCTGACCGTGACGCCTACACCGGCGTGATCGCAAGCTGGCTGTACACCCGCGAGCCGGAAATAAAGCCGGAAACCATGGTCAAGCGTAAGCGCCGCAAGCCTGCCGTGCAGAAGAAGGAGCACGAGGCGAAGCAGGGCGACTACCTGATCGGCACAGATGAAAACGTCCTGGTGCTGAGCCGCACCTATGCGAACCGGGCCAACGCCGAGCGCGCCGCAAAAATGCACTGGGAGCGGCTGCAGCGCGGGGTGGCGACGTTCTCTATTCAGCTGGCGCGTGGTCGCGCAGAGCTCTACACGGAAATGCCGGTGAAGGTAAACGGGTTCAAGCAGCAGATTGATGCGGGGGAATGGATCATCACAACGCTGACGCATAGCCTGAGTGCTGATAACGGCTACACGACAGGTATTGAGCTTGAAGTGAAAATAGATTTGCTTGAAATGGAATAGTGCTATCTCAAAATGGTTAAATTAGATAAAATTCATCTCAATTGGGTTTTTTGAGGCGATGTTATGATAAATTGCCCTTTGTGCGGTAATGCCGCACATACCCGCAGCAGCTTTCAGGTATCAGCAATAACTAAAGAACGATACAACCAGTGTCAGAACATCAATTGTAGCTGCACGTTTAAATCTCATGAGACGGTTTCTGAAATCATTATGAAACCGGGTAGCGTTAAACCTGTGCCGCCGCATCCGGGAAGAAATCAGCAGCAACCGCTGTGGTTGTGATTGATTTAACTGGCAAGATTATTAGCGATTTTCTGTAATACTTTAGTGATGGGCCAGCATCCTGCCGCTGGCTTAGATGATTATTCTGGGACATATATACGAGTTATCGAACCATACGGCATAAATTCTGGCAAGGTTGTTCTTATATTTCCATCCGGCAATAGATAGTGATGGGCTGCATTTTCAAATATTGAAGGTGATAGAGGAAATAGAGCGTTAGGGTTGTGATAAACATCTA